TTATCCATAGCTTTTAAATCAAGTTCTCTTGCTTTTAATTTAGCAATTGGATCTCCACCGTACTCTCCAGTAATCTTAGCTTCTTCATCTCTAAACTCTTCAGTTGATTCAGCGATCAATTTAGCTTTTCTAGACTCTAATGCCATTGACATCTGCATAATCTGTTGTTGAAACTGCGGATCTTGTTGCATTTGTGGATTTTGTTGTGCCATTTGTTGCATTTGCATCAATTGTTGTATCTCATCTCTAAATTCTACCTCTAATTGCTCTTGTGCCATTAGTGAAATGTGTTCAAAGATATTTTTTTCTAAAGTTGCCATCACTACAGGTGAATTTCTTGCAACATTACTTGCCATAAAGTTTAAATGGGTTGTAATATGCGCTTGGTGGTCCTGACCTTTGAATGCTTGGAAAGGTTTGTCACTCATTGCTTGAATATTCTCTGTTGCAGGGTCCATAGGTTGTGGTTCTTGCGGTGGTGGTAAAATTTGATCTATGTTTTTTACACCAATCGCTTCATACATATGTCTATAAGCTTCATAGAGGTTATGCATTTTAGGATTAGATTGAGCTAGTTGTAATTCTGTTTGTGCCATAGATATTCTTTGTGATTGAGAAAAAATATTAGGATCAGCAACAGGTAAGATATCTACTTTGTCATCAAAATCTGCTACTTTAATGTTTCTTTCTCCACCAACAACATCATATGGATATTCTGGTGGTAGATAAGTTTTAAAAACACCTGCCAATAAATTAAATTCACTTTTCATCGCTACATATAATCGTTTATGTATTGCTGACATGACTCTTGAACCTCGTTCTAATAGAGCTATAGTCGTTCCAACAGCTGCCTGTTGATTGCCATCCCCGACTTGCATGTCAGCGATGGAGGCAAATCTTTGCCCTGCCGCAACCACCGTACCCATCAACTGCAATAAAGTAGCTGAAGGTTCTTTAAATGGTAATGGCATAAATGCATCCTTGATACTTCCACCAGGTGCATCGACATCTCTGAATTCGCCAGGCTGTATTGACTGAGCCTCATCTCTAACACGTATTCCACGTTGTTTGAATCCTGAAGGCAAGTTACTTAAAGTACCTGCGTCCAATAATTGTCTTAATGCAGTAGTCGCCGTTCTAGACAATCCACCGATCATATGAATTAAACCGAAACCATAAAAACCCATTCCAGGTAAAAATTTAAAGTGTACAAAATAATCCTGTCTTGCCTTAGTTGGATCTCCTGCAACATAGTTTCTTCTAATTGATAGTATCTCTGATTTTCCTAATTCAAGAGTTACAATGTAAGGAAGTTTAATACCTGTGTCTTCTCCAGTAGAATCTTTATCTTCAAAGCCTTCTAGATCTAGATCAACATGTACTTCAAGAACTGTAAAGACATCTTCGTCTCTAGTTCTTTTAACACCTTCTAACTCTCTTTCTTTTTTCTCTACTTCTGTTTCTTCATTGTAGCCAGGTTGTAGTTCTACATCTTTATAGAAACCTGCTACTTGTTTTTTTCTTAAGTCATTCTCTGACATTTTAATAACATGAATAATTGCTTCAGCATCCGCTAGTGATGTTGCAGTGTAAGGAACTAATAAGTCATCAGCCGGTACGAATTTTGAAACGGCTCTACCAAGTAGTTCATCGTAATAAACTTTCTTAAACGCAGAGCCGCTAAGAGGGAGATAAAAGAGCATTTGATCGAACTCGGGTTCATACTCTTTCATCACGTCCATGAGTTGATAGTTCATGAATTGTTTTACTCTAACCGACTGATCTTCTTTTGCTCTATTGATGGCACCTATCACTTGTGTGTGTACAGGACCTGTAGCCGGTAGTAATTCTTTGTAAGCTTGCGCTTGAAACTGTGTAACCGCTTCTGCAAGAACTGGGTGAGTTGCACCACTAGCTCCTTGGAAAGGTTGTGTTGGGTTTTCGTATTTAAATCCTAAAAGGTCTAAACCTTTTGTATATGACTCTTCCCAGTCTTTTCTTGCAGATTTATATGTCATATAATTCTCTGAAAGTTCTGATCCTAGTTTACCTAAGACATCATCTGGTAATAGTTCTGCTAAATTATCTCCGTGGCCTTCACCGCCAGCTTGGTTTACTGCTGATGGATCAAAATTAATTGTAGCACTTCCATCTTCTTCCTCAGTAACATTAATATCTTCAGGACCAACTTGTGCTTCAGCTGTTTCCTGTTCTGATATTGCTACTTCTTCGTCGCTAGGTGTTTTAAGTTCTGTCTCTACGTTTGGTAGAGCTTTGTCCATATCTGCCATTTATATTCTCCGAGTTCTCTATTGTTGTACTTTGTTTTAAAGGAACATTCAACCCCTGTGAGTCTGGTCCTTTTAATGGTGGAATTTCCTTCCATTTAACATGATCCATGTTCTTAACTAAAGTTTTATTTTTAACCGTCATCGAATAACCCCCTTCCTGCTTTTTTGTTTTGATACATTTCATATCCACTAACACCAGCAGATAAAGCTAGACCCGGTAATCCGAATCTTCTTGATACCGTCTTAAGTGCTGTAGGACTTATACCTAGTCTCATAATATTTGCCATTTTTGGTCCAGCAAAACGTGTTGCTTCTTTTGATAAAGATCCTGCAAATGCAGGGCCTAAATAATTTAATGGGTTAGTTGCGATCTCGCCTGCTGAATCTCCATCAGCGATTTGTTGACCGATGTATAAAGGTTCAAGTGCTAACATCCCTAACGGTGTTCCCGTAGCCGCGAGTCCTTTTCCAAGTACACCGGACATGGGACCTGTAAGTGCTCTAAATGGACTAACTCTGTTTTTAGGAATAGGTAATTTATCTGCATCTAAACGGGGACCGCCTAAAGGACCTTTCCTAACTCCTGATCCAGTTCTTTGTCTGTATAATTCTGCTCCACCCGGTACCATACCTGCTGCAGTTACTGCACCGATAGCTGGTAGTTGGGCATCACCAAATGCTGTACTAGCTGGTTCCATGCTTGGTGCTTGAACCGGTTGGGTCAACATATCAATTAACATATTCTTTTGTTGGTCTTCATTTGATAAATAAGTTGATGGATCATCATTTCTAAATTCTTTAACAAGTCCTGCGGTTGCGGCACCGGCTGCAGCGAACGCTCCAAACCTTCCACCTTTTTTGGCAACGGATAAGAATTTACTGGCTGCGTTTTGAATTTTTGGTAACATGCCTTCCGTCTTATTCATGTCCTGAGCAAATTTAACTGGGTCGTTATCAATAGCATTAGTTACCTCAATCGTACAACCACTGCCGCTGGCAAAACCCATTCTCCCACCATCTTTTCTAAAACTTCCAATTCGTCTACAAACTGCACTGTTGGGATTCTTTGCTTCCTCCATTACCATTTTTTTTAAGTCTTCATAACCTTTGAATTTATTATTTATCATGGCTTCTGCTTGATAGTTGGATCTGTCAATAATTGATTGATTTAATGTGTCACCAGTTAATTTTCTTCCTGTTTCAGGATCCACAGTACTTTTAAGTAATACTTTTCTTATTTTATTAAATTCTGATTTAGCAATATTTGGATTCTTTGATACAGTAGATTTTTTAAATACTTCTTCCATTTTATTTATATCACTCGCTCCATAAGTAAGATCCGTGAAAGGTCTATCCGCAACCCCACGTTTACCATGGAAGATATCTAATGTCCCTCTGTTCGGTGAATAGCCATAACCATCTACTTGTATTTTTCTATTTAATTCTCTAACTGAAATTTTTTTTCCTTTCTTAAAAGGATTGTCCACCATTTTAACATTTAAATTATTTAATGCTTTTTGTTTTTCATATAGTTCTGAAAAATATTTATCCATATAGACAGGACTTCTTAGTTTGTTAAAACTATGCCTATTTCCTTCATAAGAAAAATTTACTTCACCATAAGGTAGTTTTTTACCGCGCTCCCATTTAATGGGTGTACTAGATCCTTTTTTAAAAAATTGAATAGGGCCTTCTAAAGAACCTCGTTTATTATTCCAACTTCTAATTGCATACTCCATAATTTTATTTTGAGGTTTTGCACTATACTTTATTTGATTACCCATGCCTGTATAACGAGGCATCCCTTCATCAAATTTTGCTGCATACTCAAGTTGTTCTTTAAAAGGTAGTGTATAAAAATCTTTTGGCATACCTTTACTTCTTTTAATAACATCTGCACTTTCTTTTATATTTTGATATGTTTTTG